GATAAGTCTAACGCATGTTGAAGTGCAAATGCCTCAGCTGTTATTCTTTGGGTTGCTGTTGCATTTGTGTATCCGAAGATTAGAGTATTTGTTCCAGAGTTAAATGCTGGTCCACTGCCACCACCAGAAAATCCACCAGCAGCACCTGCAACAGAACCAGTCCATGCACCAACTGTTGGTGTTAATATGTTTTGGGATACAATTGGAGTTTGTGCTTTGACTGAGCAGGTGCCAAGACCTGCTGCCAAAATTGCAACAACAACGACAGAAACCAAATTCATTGGTTAGTCCTTGCTCTTGACTTTCTGTGGTTGACGCTTTGGTTCTGCTGTCCAGATTTCTTTGGCAGACTCACCGATTTTACCATCAACTGGACATGGTGTACCAGCATTCATCATTGCTGAGAATACTCGTTCATCTTGACACATGATAGCAACGGCAGCAACTTTCATACCCATATCATAGATACCACGAGCAAGTTTTAAACGCTCGCAGTTTGTATCAATCATGGTAGAACCAAAAGAGATACCAAGAATTTGAGTTTGTGCTGCACCAGACACACCTACTGCGCAGACATCGGAATTGATAACTGTAATTGCTGGAGCAACTGCAGTTGGTGGAGGGGATTTTACTGTTGTTGTGCTTGTTGAGTTAGAATCTGTTGTAGATCTACTAGTCGAGTCGGTTACAATGGGATCTGCCATTGTAAGTGATGTAGTCATGACAAAAAGCACCGCTGTTGCGATTCTTTTGTACATTTGAAATACCTTTTATTTTAAAGTGATATAGGAATCCATAACCACAATGCTTGGGACATTAATAATGCACCCAGCATACCAACACCAATGCTCGCATGAAACATTCTGTTATTGACTGCAAGAATAGAAGCAGTCAATAAAACGATAGCAATTTGAAACAAACTACCAGCGTATGTATAAAATGGACTACGTGATTTGGCTTCTGATCGGTCGGCTTCGAGTTTTCTTGCCTTTGCCATTAATTCTACTTTACCTTCTCCTGTTTTAGGATCAGATTCATAACGATCAATTTTATTTTGTAAAAAGTCAACTTTAGTTTTATCTTTACGAAATTTAGCATCATCAAGTGATTGTTCAGCCAAAGCCTGTTTAATAGATTTGGCTTGATAGAATGCCCATGTGTTATTGGCTTCTATAGTATTATTTAAGATCTTGCTAGAATTAGAACCACCAACTAATGTGTTGATGGCCAATAATGCTGCTAATACGCAGATTACTAGCCCAGCTTTATCTTTAATTTTTGCTTCTCTTTCAGAACGAGAAAGAGGTTTCATTTCTGTTTTTGCTTCTGCCATTTTAATTATAAGTTTGCTTTAAAACTATAATTATTTAGGAATTTTTTTCTTTTCTGTCGTAAATTTGCAATTCGTCTATTTCTTTTTCAATGGTTTTTCCAAGAATTTCTTGATCTGAAAGAGGTGTAATTCTTCTACCCGCAGAGTCATATTCAATTGGTTTAATTGTTGGAATAGATGGTTCAATTTTTATTTTTTCATCTTGAATATCAACTTTGTCTTTATGAAAAAATTCATTAATTATATCTTTAGCATCAGTGGGTAGTGGTACTGGTTTTTTAAAGAATACATCCGACCACTTCATTTTATCCGTGATTTTTTCCCATGTTGTGGCATCATCTAGTTCTTCTTTTACTTCTTCAATCTTTTCCTCAACAGGAACTGGTTCAAGTGTATCTTTATCTTTTCTTAATTGCCAGTTTGCGGCAACAAGCATAAGAACTGCCAATGGATCAAATACAATAACAATCATGATAATAACCCAACGAACTGCTTTTTCAAGCACATCGATTTCTGGGTTATCACCATAGATTAATGCTGCAATGTATTTTATTGGACCGACTTCTGCTTCGACTTTGCGGACTTCGGTGGCGATTGGCGCACGTTCTTCGTTGAGTTGGCTGATCTTGGTTTGCGCTGTACCGATTTCTTTGAGGATGCGCTCTCTGTCTTTTTGCTGGGATCTACGAATGGCGATACTTCTTTCAACTCCACTGGTTCCTGCACTGGCTCCACTACTGGTGCTGGTGTTGGCACTTCTGCTGATGGTTTCGTTGACTTGAACATCCAGTTGATTAAGTTCTTTACGGCTTGCATTTAAGTTCTCCTTTTCGGTTTTAATTTTCTCATCAATGAGTGATAGTTTTGCAGAAACATCCCCAGACGGGATTGCCTGGTCTAAATGTGCTTTTGAAAGATATCCAAAAATACCCATTGAAGTGAGTATCATCAAAACTGCCAGTGCCATTGTAAAATAAGTTTTCATTAACACTGGCACTTCTTTCCATGAACGATATAACCATGAAGCAACAACTAACTTACATGCTTCTAGTAAACTGCCCATGATAAAGATCGGTAATGGTGCAGCTGCGAAAATCGCAACCAATCCCATTACTGAATAGTATGCAGCTACTGCCGATAAAGACAGTGCTGATGCAAATAGTAGATATGTCATAATTTGTTTATAATATGAGAACCATGGACTCGGACAGAAATCTGCCCATTATAATAATCCGTTGATTCTAACACTCTCCGTGTAAATTGTTCTCTGGCTTCTATGTAACTACACTCTGCTTTCGACTTACAAAAATATAGTATTTCTCTAGTAAAGTTTTCTTTGCCAAGGATCTCAATATCTTTGCTCAACTCAATGCTTGACCCATAATACTCCATCCAGTCAGAATCAATTTTAGATCTGACCTTCTTTTTTTTCTTAGTACCATTCTTCAGAGTTACTGTTTTTGTAGTAGTTCTTGAGAATTTTGCTAGCTTCTTACCTACATACATGCGACTAGTAACTTTGTTCGTAATTAAATAAACAAAGCCAACACAGTTATCAGGCAGTTCTTCAACGATTATATTATTAAATGTCCACATAGTGGACTATTTATTCTTCCTCGTCAAAGTCCTCTTCTTCATAAATGTCTGCTGAGCATACTGGACAGTAGACAATATCTTCGTACTTATGGTCAGATCCTTTTACTACAATCTTCCCTTCTGCACCACATTCTTCGCATTCAAATATTTTAGTTGTCATGCTGCTTTCCCCCAAACATCTCCCCAGTCACCAGATAGTGCACCCTTTGCGTAATCAGTTACACGATTCTCAAAAAAGTTGCCATGCACTGGTGCATTAATCATTTCCTCAACCCATGGTAGTGGGTTTCGTTTAACTTTGAAGATGCCTTTCATTCCAAGTGAGATTAAACGACGATCTGCAATATAACGAATGTATTGTTTAACATCTACAGCAGATAACTCACGCATATCACCACCCTGATAACATAGATCAATAAATTTGTCTTCCAAATTTACCATGTTCTCAGCTATTGTATAAATTTTGCTCTTTAATTCATCATTCCAAATTTCTGGGTTTTCTTTAATATACTCTTTGAATAGTTTAATCATTGATTCAGCATGCATTGTTTCATCAACGATAGACCATGTTACAATTTGACCCATACCTTTCATTAAACCATGACGTGGAAAATTAAGAAGCATGATAAAAGAACTAAACAACTGCATGCCTTCAGTAAAGGCACTGAAAACAGCAATATGCTCAGCAGTACTAGCGACAGTACCATTCCTACTAGAAATATCAAGAACATAATCATGTTTGTCCTTCATCTCTTGATACTCTAGGAATTGGTTATAAGTCGATTCTGGCAAACCCAATGTTTCAATCAAGTGTGAGTATGCAGCGATATGAAGTGCTTCACGAGCAGCAAAACCCATAAGCATCATTCTTATTTCTGGCTGAGGGAAATAAGGAAGATAATTATTAACATAACCACCAGCAACGTCAATGTCTCCCTGAGTGAAGAATCGGAAGATATTCGTGAGAAAAGTTTTTTCTTCATTTGTTAGTTTCTTTTTCCAATCTTTGACATCCTCTGCCATCGGCACTTCTGAATGTAACCAGTGTGCCTGTTCATGCTTCAACCATGCGTCATAAGCCCATGGATAGTTGAATGGTTTAAAGGAATCTCTTGTATCTGTTAGTCTTGATTTTGTTTTAGTTATCATATTATCCCTCGCATGCCAGACATTCGTTGCCTTCTGTCAGGTCATGTAAATTAATCTCTTTAATAATTTCTCGTTCAATTCGTTTTGATACTTTATCTGCCTTGGCAATTTTATCACTACGGCAATAGTACATAGTTTTAAGTTTTTGTTTCCAAGCCATGAAATGAACAGCATGAATATACTTAATGTGACTATCTGGTCTAAAAAATACATTGAGCGATTGTGCCTGATCAATAAACTCTTGACGATCTGCCGCATGCTGAACTACCCAACGCTGATCAATCTCCATTGAAGTCTTAAATACATCTTTTGTCCAATCATCCATCCATGTTAAGTGTTGAACAGATCCATCATTGGCAATGATTGAAGACCAAATATCATTATAATCATTTTGTGATACTGTTCCACTATCGTTAGACAAATGATCTTGAATAACTTTATCCAACCAACGATTTTTGTTCAGGTGAGAGCCTGATAGAGTGTCTTGGCGATAAGCGTTAGCCCTATAAGGTTCAATACTAGGAGAGGTATTGCCCATAAGAATGGAAGAACTAGCATTGGGAGCAATTGCCATGAGATGGCTAAAACGATTACCAGTACCTTCAGCGTCTGGTGCCTCACCTCTTTCCAATCCCAGTACTTTATTTGCAGCATCTAACTTTCCTCTAATGTTTGTGAACATCTGCTTGTTACGTCCAACTGCGAGAGAAGATTCCCAAGGAATATTGTTACGCTGCAGATAAGCATGGAACCCAAGAGCACCAACACCAATAGAACGCTCTCGCTTGGCACTATACTTTGCACGACTAATAGAAGAAGGAGCATGAGAGATAAAGTAGTCAAGAACATTATCGAGCATTTCAGCAACGTCTTTAAGAAATAACGCATCGTCTTTCCAATCATCGTAGTATTCGAGATTCAAAGAACTCAAACAACACACAGCAGTTCTCTTCTCATTGGTTGGTAGAATAATTTCTGAACAAAGATTTGATTGATTTATTTTCAAACCCTTATCTTTTAACCACTGAGGCATTTGACGATTTGATTCATCAATAAAGTGTAGGTATGGCTCACCAGTCATCATACGCATCTCAAGAATCTTTTGCCATAAATCTTTGGCTGATACAGTTTCACGGACTTCATTTGATGCTGGGTCAACGAGTGGCCATGAGTCATCAAAGTTTGGATCAATCATACACTTTTCAATAATTTCCATGAACGCATCTGGAATATTAATACCATGATGCATATTCAGAGTACGCATATTCTGATCACCAGTTGGCTTACGCATCTCTAGAAAGTTAATAATGTCAGGGTGATCAATAGAAAGGTAAGCAGCATAACTACCCCTGCGAGTGCGCCCTTGACGATACGCAAGCGATGATGCGTCGTACATTTTGAGGTGAGGCATAACTCCAGTAGACTTATCATCGGCACTGCGAATGCCAAAGCCGATACCCACGCCACCCCCAAGCATAGAAAGCCAATTAGTTTCAGAAAGGTTATCAACTAAACCCTCTGCTGTATCTTCAATATAGTTAAGGAAACATGATATAGGCAAGCCACGCTTACTACGACCAAAACTGAGAATGGGAGTAGAATAAGATAGCCAATGCTTACTACTGTAGTCATATAATCTTTGTGCATGTTCTGGATTGCTGCCAAATTTATTTGAAACAAAAGCAAATCTCTCTTGTGGACTTACTTCTTCATCTTTCATGTAACTTTCTTTTAATCTAATTCTTCCTAACTCATCAAACAAACCATCTCTGGAATAATCTACCGTGATACCGTGAACGACATCCATACGAATCCTTTTTATAATTCTTATTTTGAAACGAAATTTTCCGCCAATGGGAAAATTCCAGCTATTGCTTGCGCACAGGCTCGTGCGACTTCCATATGTTCTTTCTGTGTGCCATTACCAGACCTAACTTCAATGAAGTGTATCCAGCTACGTAGTGTACCATTAACATACATACGTGAAGCTGTCAAACCTTCTGGTAATACTGCTCTTGCTTGTTCTTTGGCAATGCCGTTCTCGATTGCCCATGCATAAGCATTTTTTGCTTCTTCAATAACTCGCTTCTGTCTTTCTTCCCAAAATGCAGCCAATGCTAGATTCGTATTCTCAACACTATTTTGACGATTCTTTGGGTCTTGAAGTCTTGCTTCTCTTAACACAAAAGATAAGTCCTTTGTTGGGTCAGCATATCGCTGGCTAAATTCTTGGAATGAAAAGGAACGATGGCGCAAGATTTGTCTTGCTATGTCACGTGTAGTCTCAATCTCAATACATGCACTAACCATTTCCAGTGGCGACCAATGTGCATTCTTGATAAGATACTTAATTAACTTTTCTGATGTCTCTGTGTTGAACTGATTGCTTGGATTACTAACACGTGCACAGAACGCAATCAAATCTTGCACATTATTTAAACCTTCATCAATGATTTCACTAGATGGTTTACTATAACTAATTAACTTCACTTTCAAACTTTTCTCCAATCTGCGAATTTCAATTTTGCTTCCATACCTTTGAAGGTATTGGTATTTATTATTTCTACAATCTCATCAACTGAACGTCCCGATAGAATCATATCATTGATATCTTTTTCTTGTAAAGTATCTGGGAACATACATACATTATACCCCAAATCGATATATTTCGCAAGTTGTTTGACGATATCTTTATTGCGAGGCTCATTGTCCATTACTATCGTTGCATTAGTAAGCAACTGACGGATAGTAGGGGTATCGAAACTTGCTCCTGAAACAGCCACTGCATTGGGTAGAAACAACGAGTCAATTGGTCCTTCAACCACATAAATGTGTTTACTATAATCAACACGATCGAGTCCATAAATTTTCTCCTCAGTGTCATCAATTTTAATAGTATAATACTTAGGCTCCTCGCTACCGTATGCCCTGCCCTGATAAGCAAAACACTTACCACTTGATTTAAAATACGGGATGATCATACGAGGATGGTCATCATCTTCATTCGTAAATTTAAAAGATACACTGTTGGTATATTTCTTAAACTTAGGGCAAAAGTAAAGCAGATCCCATTTATCCTTTGGAATCTGCCTTTTTATTAAGTACTGAACAGCTGGGTGTTCTTCATCAAACATGTCAAGTCGAGTTAGCCCATCAAGAACATCATCCATTAGCAGTTCTTGTTTTGGACTTTCTGGTGGGAGTAAAGATGCAACGTCTTTGTGAGCATTGTGTTTTGAAGCACCACCTTTATAGCGTTCCAAAACATATTCATCATGTAGAGTAGAATCAACATACTTGATAAGATTACCAAGATTAGTACCATAACCACAATTATAACATTTAACAAATAGGTCATTACCCTTACGGTAGATAAACCCACGTGCTTTTAGTTTGTTCTTTGCACTATCTCCACACACTGGACATGAGTAATTCCAGAGATAGTCTTTTTTCTGTTTGAAGTTTCGTAGGCGAGAACCTACAATACTTGCGTATTTTGCATCGATGTAAAGCATAATGTATTCTCATCAAAGGGTACACAGTAATTATACCCCTTTCGATGATGCAAAGCAAGTTTTATTTGAAGAATTTAGTAAATACTTCTGTGTGAGCCATTAGATAACCAAGTGCAATTGCACCACCAACAATCATGTAACGCCATTTTTCCAACAGGTCAACCCGATCTTTCATGGCGTCAATTTTCTTTGTCATTGTTTCATGTTGTGCTTTGTCATCTTTTGCAAGTGCATCAATCTTTGTGTCGATGTGATCAGTAATCTCACGAGTGGTCGTGGTGATTCTGGAATGCAATTCTTTGATGTCAGACTTTACATCAGCTACGTCTATTTTAAGATCTTCCATCTGGGCTTCCAATTTAGCGATCCTCTC